TTCTTCTGCCATAATATAATATTATAAAATTAATAATTATTTAGGTCCAAAGGCTTCTAAGCCAAAGTCACCTAAACTATCGTTAGTTGATTCAAAATCAATAGGCATTCCATCGTTTTGCCTTTGTTGAATCATTTGTGATCTTTGAGTTCCTTCAATACGAACTCTCTTATCTTTTCTGTTTTCTATATCTTGTTCTTTAAATTTTTCTGCTTTTAATCTTTCTTTAGCTAACTGCAAATTATAATTAAACTCTTCAGCCATTAATGTTTGTTTAATTTGAGATTCAGTTTGCATTCTTGCCATTTCAAATTGAGACTTAGCTTGTTCAATTTGTATTTTTTGCTCAGTTAATATTTGTTGTTTTTGTGTTTCTGCCTCTGCGGTTTGTTGAGCTAATTGAGCATTAGCAGCCGCTTGCGCTTGCATATTTTGTTGAGCAACCTCTTGATCTCTTTTAGCTTTTTGTCTACGTTTTTGTTTTAGCATTTGATTAGCTAATTTAAGATTTTTTATTTGTCTTAAATCTATTGCGTCTTCTAAATCAATACCGCTAGATTGTATAGCCACTTGTATGTTTTGTTCTAGCTTTGCTTTTTCTTCTTCATCAGGTTCAAGATCTAAGAATATTCCAAAATCATGTAGGTTTTTTTCTACTATTTCACCTAAAGTTTGAACATTAAATCTCGATATACTTTCTAATAAAGAGTTATTTGTTAATGGATATGATAAAGCTAAACCTATTTTTTTAGATATATTTTCACATAACCTTAACGTTAAATATAAACTAGCATTGTTTATATGTTTAGTAGCTATGTTTGATTGTTGTGCTGCTATTTTTTGTAATCCTACTAAAGTATCTTTGTCTGGTAAAGTTCCATCTCTTGCTTCATTTAATCCGGTTACATCTCTAATCATTTGAACGTAGTAATTATACGTGTTAATTAAAGAACCAATTTTAGCTTGACCTGCAGATGTAGAAAGTTCTTGAACTGGTACTTTTCCTCTATTAACATCACCATCTTGAGTTAAAGATCTACCTACAACTGACCCTGTTTGAAAATACATATTTAATGCTTCAGCAGGATTATAATTTGTTCCATTGCCTAAATCAACCTCAGCTAAACCGTCCATATCTAAAAATACACCATCAGGTACCATTCTAGATATTACTTGCTGTAATTTTAAATGTGTTAACTGAATCATATCTGCAAAACCCATAGTTTTTGTAACTAAAGATTCTATTCTACCTTTATACATTCTAGGCGCACATATAGCATAATTCATTTCAACTCTAGTAGTATCAGCAAATGGTCTAGTCATATTTTTAGCCATTTCCCATTTCAACATCATGTCTGTTCCTAATACTTTTACACCTTCAAATAAAACTTCTATAGATCTTGAAACTCTATCAAAATTATCATTTTTTGGTGGATCAAAGGTATCTGGTTTTTCAAGAATTTTTTCTAAACCATTTTCAGTCTTTTTCAATTTAAACACTTGATCCATGTAAGTTTTATATTCAAAGAATAAAACCTGAACAGTATTTTCATCATAAGCTCCCCAACCGTATATATAATTGTTATTACTATAAGATTTTTGAATTTTTTCTAACTTACTATCTGAAATATGAGGAAATTGTTTTTTAATCTCTGGTATAGTCATTGCCTTTACTTCACCAACGTAATAAATATCTTCAAAATTAGGATCTTCAGTATAAGAATATACCATATATGAAGGATCTACATAATCTAAAGTAATACCATTTGAAGTGTTAAAATTAGTTTTAGCACTAGCTATTCCTAGTGTAACAAGATCGTAGTTTAATCTACGTTTTAATAAATCAAATTTATTTTTAGCAAGAGTTTGAGTTATAGCCTCTTCTTCAGCAATTTCAATAGACTGTTTATAAGATAACTGTAAATGTAACTCCATTTCCTCTATATTTTGAGGTAACTCGTTTAATGGAATACTAGTTTTTGATATGTCCCTACCGGTTGTTTGTTTTACTTGTTGTATTATTTTTTGACCAAAAACATCCTTAGCTAAACCATCTGCGTAGTTAGTTCTTTTTTTAACTGATTCTGGATCTTGAGCATATGCTTTTATATCATAGTCTTTGTTTGAAATACCGTTTGAAAGTATATCTACAAACTTAGAAAGTATGGGTACTGGTTTCCAATCTAAATTTAAATAAGATAAATCACCGTTAATAGATAACTCATCTTTGTATTTTTGAACAGGTTGTTCTCCTCTAGCATATAATCTTCTTGTGTGATAGTTGTTAAACGTTGTTAAATATCTATTACCATTAGTTCTACCTTGTGCAAACCATTCGGACTGTATAGCATCAGCAACTTGCTTACCATAAGCCAAACTCATTTTTTCCTCCAAAGGTACTACCTGATTGGGAAACGCACTATTAGCATTATAATTTATATTCATTTATTTTATAATTTTTGAAATCGCTCCTCTNTTATCATACTTCTTTATACCTAAATCATATGAAATTAAATTTCGTTTTGGCGTAGGCTTATATCTATTTTTATTACAAGCCATAAGAGCTAAACCAGAACTAATAGAAGCATCATGCTTTGTTCTATTATTTATATCAAACTTACTCCAGTCATTTAATGTTCTTTGAAAATACATATCACCGTATTTTTCATTGTTATAACCAACAAAAGTTTCAATATATGTTTCTATTGCTGCGGCATGAGCTTGTTTTATGTCTTCACTAGAGTTAGGTATTCCACCTATTTCTCTTTCTGTAACTGATAACTTATTATATATTTTATCAGGTCTGTTCATAGAAAAACCTCTATACCCTCTACGTTTAAAATGGTATAATAACCTAGGTTTATTGTTTTCCGCTAGTATTGGCATACCATAAAAAACACAAGCCATTAATACATCTTCAAAAAATATTTCAGCTGTTTGCGGCCTAGCTATATATTCTAAAAAGAAATGATTAGGAGGCACATCTAACATACTGAATGTTGTTAATCCATGTAGAGAACCATTAGAACCTCTTTTGTCTACAGTTCCTGATATATCATATGGGTCACAACCAAAAGCACCAAGATCTTCATTTGCTGGATATTTAATACCATTTTTTAATATTACACGGTTTTGAAGATTTTCACTTGGTGTCCATGTTATTAAAAACCTACCGTTTTGATTTGGTACAAATATTACTTGTGTATCTTTAATACCATCTCTCCATTGGAAACCACCTTTGGTTATTAATGAACTATGTTTTAAATCACCATTAAAATCTATTTGCTCGTATATTTTAGTTAAGTTAAACAATGATTGTTTAGCTTCGTCTCTGAAAGCATGTTCTTCAGTTCTTGGAAATTGTCTATAAAATTCATTTAAAGCATCTTGGTCACTTTTTAAACCGTCAACTTCATTTTTCCAATAATCAATAACTCCTAAATCTATTTCAACACCATGTGGTCCAACGGTCTTTTCAGTTGGTGTGTCGAATACAGGTAAGCCATAAGAATCAATGTATCCCTCGTAGTTCCATTCCATAGGTATGAACAAACTATATAATCCCGAACGAGTCTGTCCGTTGCGGTTTCTTTTTGTAACATCTGATTCATAATAAATCTTTTTAAAGTTATCACCGCCTTTATCTAATGCATTACAGGTACTACCCATCATACATTTACCAATAACTCTACTACCTAATCTTAACGTTGTTTTGGTAACACGCCAGTTGTTGATGATGTTGTTCGGCCGCTCCCATTTGCCGGACTCGTCATGTACAAGGAGTTTGAGTTTTTCACCGTCATAGGAGTTGTCACCTGTGTTCTTCCAGTCGATGGTTGTATCCAATCCCTCGAGCTCCTCGGTCCTTTCACCGGAGAGTATCTTACGCCTTGTGAATTTACTGGCAGGTACACGATATGCCAGTTCGGTCTTTGGCCGATCCATACCGTCTTGTATTGGTTTGAAGAAAAATGGATAGTTGATGGATATTGGCACGACTTTATCAGTAAACATGGTTTTAGCGTCTGGTCCGGATTTCGATAAAATACCGTATCTTGAATCAGAACTAATGGTTGCGAGATTGACTGCTTCGCCTGACGCCATAAAAGAGAATCCAGAACGTCTATTTTTAAGGTAGCACATCCCGTAACATCTGCTATCTNCTTTACAAGCTTCCCAGAATATAAAGAATAATCTGTTTGCTTCCCTATAATCTGGCTTTCCCAACATCAATCTTGGACCACTGCAAGTACATATAATGAGAACCAGTGATGTAAGTAGCCACATCCTTATTATAGAACCAAAAGCCCTGCTCTCTTTTACTAAATTCTTCATCAATGTAATCATACCAAGTTTCTTTAAAATCTAACGGGTATTGTTCCCAATCAAATATTGTNTTAATTTTTTTTAGTTCGTTTGGTATGAGAGTATATTCCCAAGTATTAGATTTAAATTTATGAATTTTTTTTGCTAATGGTAAAAGCTATTTTTAGATTTTGTATTTCTATTATTTCACCTATTTTACCTGATTTGCTTATAACAATAATATCATATTCTTTGTTATAACCATACTTCCATTTATTATATCTATTATATTTTTTTAAAGTATGAGGTTTAATATAATTATCTAATACTTTATATAAATCTTGTGAATACATTATTTACATCTACCTTCTGCAAAACCTTTAAAACTTCTTTCTTGTTTTTTAGGTTTTTGATTTAACAAATCTTCTTCCTCTTGTATTCTTGTTAATATTTCAAAAGCATCAAATATTGCTAGCTTTTTTGTAGCTGCAGCGTTTTTTAATCTATCTGCCGAAATATCATCATCAGAATCAACTATTGGTTCTTTAGCTACTTTTATTAACTCCTCAACTGCTTTTTGCCCAGCTTGGATTATACTCTTTTTGGTTTTTTTCGTATCCATATTTTAATAAAATATCATTTGATTTCATGCAATAAAGTCTTTCGTCATCTACTACAAACTCCCATTCAGCTCCTGATTTAAATACAACAGCATCACCTGGATTAATATAAGATGCTTTTAAAGAACTATTACCTATTTTTAGTATTCCAACATTGTTTAGTTCTTTTTTATTACTTAAAGAATCTTTATTTGCAATAGGTTTTATAAAACATCTATCTCCAAACGACATCCATTTTTTGTTTTTATATAAATATATCTGATCTATAGAAACAAAATAAAGATTGTCTTGGAAAAAAGATCTACTATCTTTTTGCTTGCCTTGCATATTATAAAACCTTCTAAAAACATTTTGGTGTACAACTATTAAATCACCTTTTTTTATAGGTGTACTAATAGCTAAAGGTGTTTCTACAACTTCTGCAAATCTGTTTACAAACTTCCAAGATTCAATCTTTGTATTTAAAACTAAATTTACATCACCTACTTTTTTAGTGTTATTATATCTATCACCAACAGGTTTTACAATGAAATCATAAACGCTTTTCATTTAATATTTTAAGTCATATTCAATTGAAATAGCCATATTAGAATTAAACTTCTTCCACGGTAATACTTCATTTTCTTTTTTTATAAAAATATTATATGATGAATCATTTTCTTCAAATAAAATATGAGATATGGTATGACCGCCATACACTTCTTGTCCAATAGAATAATGCATAGCATCGTTTTTATAATCAGCACCTATGCTAATTTTTCTTACAATGTTATCCATTTTATTCTTCTTCTTTTATTTCAGTGTATGATCCGTCTTTTAAATCAATATTAACTTTCCCATACTTATCTTCTAGTTCAGATTTAGTTTCGTTAATATCTTTATTTAGTTCAGCTATTTTATGAAGTAACCCATGTTTCTGGGATTCTAAAATACCTATTTGAGTTAGTATTTCATTTAATTCTTTTTGTTGATTAACAACTTTATCTAACTCTACTTTTTCTATTTTATTTAATTCTGCCATTTTATTTAATTTAATTATTTATTTTTTTGTATAGACTTTCCTTTTTCCCAGCTACGACCTACAAAATAGGCGCCATATACTGTAACTAGTAGCGTTTGAAATATAGGTATATATTCATCTGCTATTTTAAACTGCCCAATATTACCGTCAAAAAAAGCGCATACAGTAAATATAACAGTTAAATATATAAGTACCATAGGTCTTATATTTTTAGATAATTTACTATCAGATGCCATGTCTGCTGCCCAGCGTGCACTAACTTGCTTCTGGGCTTCAGAATCTGCTTTTTCTAATATTTCAGTAATTAATCTTTGAGCTTCTAACTTTTCTTCTTTGGTTGTAGTTATTTTATCAATAACATCACCAACTTCCTTAATAACATTACCAGTTAACCACTCCCAAATTTTTTTCATTTTTTATCTCTTACGCTTTTCCAAATTTTATAAGCTTCAGCAGGACTAAAAAATTCACTATTTTTTCTAGCTCTAAATGCTTTCGCACCGGCTTGTTTAGAAATAATGTCTATGTTTTTTGGATCTTGCGCTTTGTATGCTGGCATGTTTTTTAATCTATTTTGAACAAAGTTAGCTGAGTCTCTTGATATTTGAAAATTTTCTAATTGTTTGTTGTAATCAAATTCACTTTTTTGATTCTTCATAAAATTGTCACCTTCTGCTTGTATCTGAACTTGGCTTTCTGGAGAAACTATTGTTGTGTTTTTAACTGTAGATTCTCTTTTAGGTTGTTCAGTAGAACTCGTTGATACTTTGCTTTTGTTATAATCTTCAGCAGCTTTTTTAAATGAATCAAACGTAGGATATTTACCTTTATCAGCTTGTTCATAAGCGCTCATATAAGAAACACCTGTTCCACCTCCGCTTGTTGTTTCAGCGCTAGAGCTATTACTACCACCACCTGTAGTACCAAGCTTAGTTTTTGTCATTGAAGGATGTGTGTGTGGCTTGTCACCTCCAGGATGTCCTGTGTCAGCTGGTCCCATCATCATTTTTGGTACGCCATAACCTTTTGAAGCACCTATATACTTAGGTGAACCATTCATATATTTACCTGCGCCGTCATATGATTTAGATGCAGCATCGCCATGCATCATTTTCATTGCAGCATCATCACCCATTTTACCTGGTGACATTCTTTCATTACCTAGTTTTTGAGCATAACCCATTTTCATACTACCATAATGCTTCATACCACCATGATGCTTACCAGATCCTTCATAATCTTTTTTACCTTGCTTTGTTTTAGATTTATCACCTTTATTTCCGCCTAATACAACGTCATCAAATTTTCCTGCTCCTTCTTTTTTCTCAATACTTTTTATTTGATCAGCTGCAGCTTTTGGATCTTTAGCCGTTACGCTACCACCGTCTTGATTGGATTTTATTTTTTTCATTGAACCCATGTGTTTTCCGTGTCCCATAATTTATTTTTTTGCTTTTATTTCTTGTTTGTATGCTGGTATTTCCCATGGACCAGTACCATGCTTAAAATGTTCTTTAGAGTAATTTTTACCTTTGTACGTTATTTTTTTATCGTCCCAAGTAAAATCTCCGTTCTTAATATCATTAGCATGAACTTCTTCATGAGAATGAGTTTCCACCTTCATTTTAGGTGATAAACTTTTTTCCATTATAATTACTCCATTTACTAAAGTTCTACCTATGGCAGGATCATCTGACATNTCTCTTTCGTAAACAGGGGTAGCGCTTGTAGGATAAAATGGTTTTATTTTAAAACCACCAGTTAACTTATTTAGCATTATTATATGGAAACTTTTTATTAAACCACTCTTGTCTATTGTTACAACCACAGGGGATGTTAAGACCTTTTGACACAGTATCAACTACGTGTTTAATACCTGTTGCCTTGGTAAAACCAGCTATAGTGTCTCCTAATCCCCTTGGTTTCATTTAAAATCTATTAAGAGAATGCTACGCTACTTACGTATACTTGATCTCCGTTGTCATCTACAGGTAAAAATACCTTTGCTTTTACACCACCTGGATTAGCTGTTAACGCATAATTAAATGCTACCGCAGCTTTGTTATCTGAGAATGATGGGTTTGCTTGTTGAGTTGTAGATGTTGAAAGTGTTATATCTATCTTGTCTTGAGCCGCGGCTGAATTAGAAGCTAAAAACAATTGTACTGTTTGTGCAGCTGATTGTTTAACTACTATAATCGCTTCTTGATTAACGATATATTCACCGTTTTCTACAGCTGTTGCGTTACCAACAACTTCAAATGATAAGAATTTTGCCATAATTTTTGTTTTTGTTTATTGTTATTATTTTAATGATTTCAGCATGCTATCTATTTTCTTTGCCTGACCTTTATGCATTGCTGAAGCTTGTCTTAATTGTCCGGCTATTTCTTTTAATTTTTTTGGATCTACTTTTGCAGGTCCGTTAACTTTTTTCTTAGGTGTCATTTTTTTAGGACCTAAATGCTCTCCGTCTTTAGCGTGCTTTATGTCTCTAGCGTGAATTCCACCTTCAAATGAAGCCGCTCCTTCATATATTTTACCTGGTCCATGATGCTCTTTGTCATACTTCATATCGCCGGCTAATTTTGATATATGCTTTTCATCAGCAGTCATATCAATATCACTATGCCCATGTTTGTCATCATATAACACATCTCTTTTAAGATAGTCTATATGAGCAGCATCATCTTTAACCGCGTCTTTATAATTTTCTTTTGTCACCTTAGTATGAGCGTGATTATAAGAATGTCTTGAGTTTCCTGAGTATTGACCAGTGTGGCCATGTTCGTTTACTGCCATAATTGTTTATTTTAATCTTCTACTTCTAAACCTACTAAACCATATTCTGCTACATTATTAGAACCAG